AAATATTGGGATTGATATCACTCCTGATACTTTGCAAAGCCTAGTTGGCCAACCGCCCTTGAGTGGCATAATAGAACCCATGTCGCCAGATGCTACTGAATTGATATTCAAAGGCGGCGAACAACCTGGACCCACTGCTATGCCGGTAAATCAAGCACAAAATATTGTGGCACAGGCTGCAAAATCGGCCATGAACAAAGACCGTAATCTCGGTTGATTCAAACTGGTTGACTAGTCAGCCTGTTGGTAGTATACTCAACAAAAGGAACCTGTATGGCTTATTCAAATCAAGTAATCGATCACTACGAAAATCCACGCAATGTGGGCAGCTTTGAAAAAGGCGATGTAGACGTTGGCACAGGCATGGTAGGAGCACCTGCCTGCGGTGACGTAATGAAGTTACAAATAAAGGTTGACAATGATACAGGTATTATTACAGATGCAAAATTTAAAACGTATGGCTGCGGATCGGCTATTGCGAGTTCGAGCCTCATTACCGAATGGGTCAAAGGAATGCACATCGACAAAGCAGGAACAATCAAAAACTCCGACATTGCCGAAGAACTAGCATTACCTCCGGTCAAGATCCACTGTAGCATCCTGGCTGAAGATGCCATCAAGGCCGCAGTAGCAGATTACAAAAGCAAGCATGATCTCCTTAACTGATGATGCTGCTAGAAAAATAACTCAAACCATTCAACGTCGCGGCCATGGTATTGGTATTCGTGTTGGTGTAAGAACCACAGGTTGCTCAGGACTTGCTTATGTGTTGGAATATGTAGATACAGCACAACCTGAAGATATCTGCATTGACTGTGCCAACTGCAAATTGTTTGTTGATCCCAAAAGTTGTGCCTATCTTCAAGGACTTGAAGTAGACTACACAAGACAAGGTCTCAATGAAGGATTTGAATTTTCAAATCCCAACGAACGCGACCGCTGTGGTTGTGGAGAAAGTTTTAGAGTTTAAATGATAGTCAACCGATACAACTACACGCCCATCAATAGAGAAACCATAGACGGCAAACGACACTACTGTTTGCCCGACGGCAGCAAGGTACCCAGTGTAACCACAATACTGGACCGAACCAAGTCAGAAGAAAAACGTCAGGTCCTGGCCAACTGGCGCCGGCGGGTGGGCGAACAAAAAGCACAAGAAATTACCACAGAAGCAGCCAACCGTGGCACACGCATGCATGCGTATCTTGAGCACTACATGTTGAATGATGACATGAAACCCTTGCCCGGCAATCCTTTTGCACATCCTTCATGGTTCATGGCAGCAGAAGTTATTCTACAAGGACTGTGCCATGTGAATGAATTTTGGGGTGCAGAAGTTCCTGTGTATTATAGTGGGTTATATGCCGGAACCACAGACTGTTTGGGCGTATGGAAAAACAAGCCTGCTATCATGGATTTCAAACAGACCAACAAACCCAAAAAACGTGAATGGATTGATGATTATTTTGTGCAGTTGGCAGCGTATGCAGCAGCACACAACGAAACCCACGGTACTGCCATTGACTGCGGCGTTATTTTGATGGCTCAACAGCCCGATGTACTAGCAGACGGTAGCCTGGGCAAGCCCATATACACCGAGTACGTGATTGAGGGAGACGAGTTTGCACACTGGACCAATGAGTGGATGAAACGAGTTGAGCTGTATTACGCCACACGCTAAATACAGCACAGAATCAGGATTCATATGGCAATTGTACAAGTTAGTCGCATCACAAACCGTAAAGGTCTAGCAGAAAATCTGCCGCAATTGGCCGGTGCAGAATTGGGCTGGGCTATTGACGAACGCAAATTATACATCGGCAATGGCACCCTTCAGGATGGCGCACCGGTTGTTGGCAATACTGAAGTTCTCACAGAGTTCTCAGATTTGCTGTTGGTAAATGGAGCATACACCTACCAAGGTGCTGCTGCTGGATACACTGTGCAAACTGGTGCCACGTCAGGCAGTCCAGTTAGTTTGAGTTTACAAAACTGGTTGGATCAATTTGCCAGCGTCCTGGACTTTGGTGCAGTAGGCGATGGTGTCACAGACGATACGGCTGCTATCAATCGCGCATTGTACCAGTTGTTCTGTAGAGAAATCAATCCACAAATTCGCCGGTCGTTGTTCTTCCCGGCCGGCGTTTACTTGGTTACTGAATCAATCATAATTCCGCCTTATGCCAGACTCTACGGCGAAGGTGCAAACTCTAGTGTTATTACGCTGGACACTTCAAGCCCTACAAGTACCTTGAGTGAATACGTGGCCAGATTTGGCGACAGTCTACAACAGACAGGTGTAAACATTGGAAATAACGGTGCTATTGCACCTACCAATATTGAAATTGCTTTCCTAGGATTCCAGTCATTGGCAATCACAGACATCATGCTGGTACAGGATGCTAGTTTTTGCACATTTACCGATGTTGGTTTTAACGGACCGTTGGTTCAGGCCGATCTTGTGACAGATGCTGACAATATGGCATGTGTGCGGTTTGACTCAACTCTGAGTTTGATCTGCAACAACATCACCTTCCGTAGATGCAGTTTTACAGGCGCCACCTGGGCATTCAACACTGCCAACGAAACGCAAGGGTGTGTGGTAACTGAAAGCCAATTTGACACATTGTTCCAAGGTGTGCTGTTGGGTGACCCGACGCCTGTGAATGGTGGACCAACTGGATTCCGAATCCTGGGCAACAGCTTTGATAACATCTATGCTGAAGGTATCAAAATTGCTGCCAACACCGGACTCAATGCTTCGGGCTACAATGTGTTCTATGACGTTGGCAACCACTTTAATGGAACCACAAGTCCAGCCACATCAGTAATCAACTTCCTGGGTGAACAAAATGTCAGCATAGGTGACATGTTTGAACGTACTGCTGTTTATGCTACCACCTATCCACGAATCAACATAAATGATGGAGTTAATCTTGCGTATGAAAGTGCTGACCAAATCAAACAAGGCACCTATGTAAGAGAAACGGGTCAGGCACTGACCTTGGTGGACAACACTGCCGGTCAAGTTATAACCACATTTGATGCGACCAAAATTCGTGCAGTACAAATCAATTACACTATTGTGAGAACAGTTGACATTCAAACCGGAGTGTATTTTATTGTGGCAGGCACAACTAGCTCGGGCACAGGATTAACTGGACAAGATACCAGTGTAAATAATGGCACAGGTCCGGGTGTGACATTTGCTGTGAGCGAAACAGCCAGTGTGGTATCCTGGACTGCAACCACTTCCAGTACCGGTAATGCTGGTACTATTCAATATTCAATAACCCACCTAGCATAAAAAGCGATGTGGCTCCCCACTTTTGCTCAACGGCTCGACAGTTGGTCACAACTCCGGGCCCAAGCCGCACAGGTCGATTCAGAATCTGCACTGCACCTGATTAATGCCTGGTGGTTTTGCGCTCCGTGGCGTGCTTACCATTTGCACTGGGATGATCGGCCCACTTGGCCAGATCCCTGGCAACTATTGAGCGACAACATGTACTGCGGCCTTGCTCGCGGACTGGGAATCATGTATACTATAGCTATGCTGGACCACTCGGAAATGCAGGATTCCCATCTAGTAGACACTGGAAGTGACAATTTAGTCCTAGTTACCCAAAAGAAATATATATTGAATTGGGGGCCGGAACAAGTGTTAAATATCAACCCAGGACCTTATAAAGTTCATCATAGTGTTTCGCTACAAGAAATAAAACAACAAATTAAATAATAATGAAAACAATCACAGTACAAAAGCGCAATGGCCTTCGTGAGCCGTTGGCGTTGGAAAAATGGCAGACACAGATTGCAAAAGTATGCGCAGGCATTGCAGATGTTAGTCAAAGCATGGTAGAAATCAAGGCACAATTGCATTTTTATGATGGCATCACCACTAGAGAAATAGACGGTATCACGCTTAGAGCCATTGTTGACTTGATTGACGTGGAATCAAATCCCGGAGTTGGGCACACCAACTATCAGTTTGTGGCCGGCAAGCAACGACTATCAATGTTGAGAAAAGACGTTTATGGTACCTACACACCTCCTCACCTGTATGACATTGTGAAGACCAATGTGGCCACAGGCTTGTACACTCCTGAGTTGTTAGAGTGGTACACCGAAGATGACTGGAACCGCATGAATGACATGCTGGATCATGCCAAGGACGAACAATACAGTTATGCAGCTATTGAGCAGCTGATTGAAAAGTACCTGGTAAAAAATCGTTCAACAGGACAAACTTATGAAACTCCACAAATTAGATACATGGTCGCGGCCGCTACTGTATTTCACTCAGAAGAACCGAACACAGCGAGAATGCGCTATATCAAAGAATATTACAATGCAGCGAGTGATGGTCTTTTTACTCTTGCTACTCCTGTTCTGGCTGGCCTGGGGACTCCTACTAAACAATTTTCGAGTTGCGTCCTTATACGCAGCGATGACGACCTCGATAGTATATTTGCTTCGGGCGAAATGATGGCCAAGTATGCCAGCAAACGTGCTGGCATTGGCTTAGAGATTGGTAGACTACGTCCGTTGGGTTCACCCATTCGCGGTGGCGAAATCATGCACACAGGTATGATACCATTCTTAAAAAAATGGTTTGGTGACCTGCGCTCATGCTCACAAGGTGGCATTCGCAATGCCTCAGCCACAGTGTTCTATCCCATCTGGCATCATCAGTTTGATGACCTTATTGTACTCAAGAACAACCAAGGCACAGAAGAAACTAGAGTCAGACACATGGATTATGGAGTGGTCCTCTCCGCCTTCTTCTGGAGACGATTTAAGAATAAAGAGATGATCACATTCTTTGATCCTAATGAAGTGCCAGATCTGTATCAGGCATTCTACAGCAATACAGAACTGTTTGAAGAACTCTATGTCAAATACGAAAAGCGCAAGGACCTTCGCAAGAAGACCATGAGTGCAGAAGAAGTATTCAAGGGTGGCATCTTGAAAGAACGCACAGACACTGGCCGTATCTATCTAGTGTTCATTGACAATGTGATGAAGCAGGGTCCATTTGATCCTGAGTATCATACAATCTATCAGAGTAATCTATGTTGTGAAATACTTTTACCTACTAAGTCTTTTAAGCGCCTCGATGATGCTGATGGCCGCATCGCTTTATGCACTCTTGGTTCCATTAATTGGGGTGCCTTCCGTAATCCTGAAGATATGCGCAGGGCTTGTCGCATTTTACATAGAAGCCTCAATAATATATTGGACTATCAAGATTTCTTATCAATTCAATCCAAACTAAGCAATGACGAGATTCGTCCGCTAGGTATTGGTATTACCAACCTGGCATACTGGCACGCCAAGCGTGGCTTGCAATATGGTGAAAAGGATGCACTAGGTGAAGTCAAAACTTGGATGGAACACCTGGCATTTTACTTGACCGAAGCCAGTGTAGAACTGGCCAAGGAACGCGGCAAGTGTCTAGGCAGCGATCACACACGCTACGGTCAAGGAACATTCCCCTGGGAACTACGAGCTCAGGGTGTGAATGAACTTGCAGACTTTGCTCCAGAGCTGCCATGGGAAGCCCTGCGTACAGAAATGAAAACGCATGGGGTACGCAATGCCACACAAATGGCAGTGGCTCCTGTGGAATCCAGTTCAGTTGTAATCAACTCAACCAACGGTATTGAAATGCCTATGAGCTTGATCAGTGTTAAAGAATCCAAAGCCGGAAGCCTGACACAGGTGGTTCCAGAGTACCACAAACTCAAGAACAAATATCAACTGATGTGGGAACAGAAAGATTGTGATGGTTACTTGAAGACTGCGGCTGTTATTGCTGCTTATGTTGATCAGAGTATCAGCACCAACACATTCTACAATCCTGCACACTTTGCAGACCGTAAGGTTCCGACCACCCTGATTGCACGAAACTTGATGCAGTCACACCACTGGGGCCTGAAAACTTTTTACTACAGCCTGATCAACAAAACAGGCAGCAAGAATGTCACAGAAGATGCCCCGCTTGAAGTGATTGACTTTGACGATCAAGACGACTGTGAGTCGTGCAAACTTTAACAAAATAGAAATATAAAACAAATGTCAAAACAACAATATAACTTGGCAACACGAACCGATTACCTCAATCGCAAGATGTTCCTGGACCCTGCAGGTCCTGTAACTATTCAACGCTTTGAAGAAGTCAAATACAAAAAGATTGCAGACTATGAAGCCACAGCACGTGGCTTCTTTTGGCAACCCGAAGAAGTCAGTCTTACCAAAGATTCAAATGACTTCAAGGATGCCAGCGAAACAGTTAAGCATATCTTTACCAGCAACTTGTTGAGACAAACAGCTCTAGACAGTTTGCAAGGTCGTGGACCCAGTCAGATCTTTATGCCTGTGGTATCATTGCCAGAACTAGAAGCTCTAATCTACAACTGGACATTCTTTGAAACCAACATTCATTCAAAGAGCTACAGTCACATCATTCGCAACATCTACAACGTGCCCAAGGATGTGTTTAACACCATTCACGACACGCAACAGATCATCGACATGGCATCAAGTGTTGGCAAATACTATGATGACCTACACAGAATCAACTGTGCCAAAGAACTAGGCCAACCTGTGGAAGAAGTAGAACATGTGAGAGCAATCTGGATGGCATTGCATGCCAGCTATGCACTGGAAGCGTTCCGCTTTATGGTCAGCTTTGCCACAAGCCTGGCCATGGTAGAGAACAAGATCTTCATGGGCAATGGCAATATCATTAGTTTGATCCTGCAAGACGAGATCTTGCACAAGGAGTGGACTGCTTATATGATCAATCAGGTCATCAAAGAAGATCCACGCTTTGCCGCAGCCAAGGTTGAGTGCGAAGCTGAAGTGTATGAGTTGTATCTGGATGTGATCCGTGAAGAAAAGGGCTGGGCAGACTACCTGTTCAACAAGGGACCTGTGATTGGACTCAATGCCAACATTCTCAAAGACTTTGTGGACTACACAGCCGTGGGCGCACTCAAGGAAATTGGTATCAAGTATCAGGAACCTGCACCTCGCTCGACACCTATTCCTTGGTTCAACAAGCATGTGAACACATCAAACAAACAAACTGCACTGCAAGAGTCTGAAAGCACTAACTATGTTATTGGAGTCATGAGCGATCAGCTGGACTACGATGCACTACCGGAGTTATAAAATGAAAACTCAATGCACGATCTGCCCACTAGAGGGCTCACATTACACACAATTTTGCTCACTGCTTCCTGTATATCAGTTAGCAAATACAGTGCATGAATGTCAATATCAAACTGAATGTTCACAAATTAGAGAGTCAATAGAACTACAAAAGGAATTAGAAAAAGCATGACAACCGCAATTGTATGGTCAAAAGACCAATGCCCCTATTGCGACCAGGCCAAAACGCTACTGGAATCTCGAGGCATTGAATATGAAGAACGCAACGTGAGCCAGGACTGGACACGTGAACAACTACTAGAAGCAGTACCAAATGCTCGAACATTACCACAGATCTTCCTGGATGAAGAACTTGTGGGCGGATTTACAGAACTTAGAAAGAAATTAACAGAATGAAACATCTCGAAGGCAGCACAGTAACTTTTAAATTGAACTCTGGCGAAGAACTCATTGCCAAACTAACACGGGCCGACGGAGATTGGCTGGAAATCAGTGCACCAGTTAGTGTAGCACCTGGACCGCAGGGCCTGGGACTAGTGCCCAGCATGTTTACTGCTGATGCAGATGAGCCAGTCAAACTAAACATCAACAACGTGGCAATTTACGCATTGACAGATGATGCAGTCAAGATGAAGTACATCGAAGCATTGACTGGAATCCGAGTGCCGGAAAAGAAATTGATAATGGGTTAACAGCCCAGTATTTCACATCCATAAATACAGCATGGGGCATAGATTTGTAATCATGAAAGGCACTGAGCTTTTTGTGTATGATCAATACAAAGATATTCCTGACGATCTAGATCATGTGATAGAATTTCTGCCCGAAATTCCACCTGAACCACACACTCAACAGCAGCACGAAGAGATAGATGCCTGGTGTGGTCTTTTTTTAAAACTTATGGAAAAGGCATATGCGACCAGTAGCAAGATTAGGTGATCCCGGAGTTCCACATTGTTCTCCCTACGTTATTGCCAACGGCAGTCCCACGGTATTTGTCAATTTAAAACCTGCTGCAAGATTAGGTGATATTAGCACAGCGCATTTACGACCCGGTAATCCGTGTCGAGGGCATGTGGCGCCAATTTCTTCAGGAAGTCCAACTGTGTTTGTTAATCTTAGACCTTTGGCACGACTGGGCGATCCCTTGGCCGCATGTACTTTTATAGCTTCCGGAAGTCCAACCGTTTTTGCAGGATAACACATGGCCATAAGTGTGTTGACTCCATTACAAATGATTGCCGGCGCCACGTTAAGCAACAACGGTGGAGTGGCCATTGCCAACACCTGGACAGCAGCAGTAACAGCCTACACCAGCACATCACTATTGACGCCATTTTTTAATACTGTGGGTAATAGTGCTGCTGCCAACATCAGTGGAAACACACTGACCAGCATGTTTACATTTTGTGCAAACACTGTGCCTGCACTAGCTGACAACACACCTGCTGCGTATGCGTCTCTAGGCACAAACACCACATCTGGATTTACTGGCATAATTACTGCCCAGGGCTCTAGCTATCTTGGCAATGGCAATGTTGCAGTTTTTGCGCAGGTGTTTGGTGCAGCACAAGGTTACATAACTTCGGTCAATCAATTTATCAACACCAGCGTAAACAGTCAGACCTATCTTGGGTCAACGTTTACCACCATGAACAGTCTTGTCACTGGCAATCTCAGTGACACCACCTTGGCCATGACAACATTTGGACTAGACCTAGAAGCACTGGGACAATTGATTGATCTTGACAATCTTGGTAATTTTGGTTCTCCAGCAGCACTGCTACGACAATTGGTTACACTGACCAATCTCACACCAAACATTCAAGCTATCTTGATTCAAGCAGGACTTGACGAAGCCAGCATTGGTAATCTAACCACTCCCAATGTCAATGTAAGTGATAGTGTACAACATCTGGCATACCTGGGCCTGCTGAATGTCACAGGTACTGACCTAGAACAGGTGTTGGCTATTTTTGGTGTGACTACCAAGAACATAAACACCATGGCAGACCTGTTGAATCCTGCAAAAATATTCCCCAACAGCATTGCCAGTCTCACAGTACGCACCTACAATCAAGATACCACGTCAGTGCTACGGGCCATCTACGACAACACACAAGGCACAGTGAATTCAAAATTGTTGATTTACTTGCCAAGATATGTGTTGACCTTGGGTACTCTGAATATAATCAGCTACGAAAGACTTGCCAGAATCATACCAGCAGACCAGGCTCTGGCCTGCAAGGCCATACAAGTTAGTCTACAACAAATAAAAAATATAAGCAATCTCAATTTATCTCAACTGGCAGTAGCATTTGCTTTCATGCAGACCACGAGAGATCTGCCATCTATATCTGCACTAGAACAGGCTGTGCCTGCTAGCGTGGCTGCATACTATTCTAATTCATATGCTACCGGCTCAGGACCAGACGGAACACTGGTAATTACTGATCTTCTTGGCGCAGCAGTCGGAGTTGACTATACAAGTGTGCTGAGCAACACCACAGTCACAATCAACAGTATGACCAGTGCAGGTATCCTGGCCGGGTTGACCGACACCTATGGCAGAATGCAAAATACTGTCAACGGAGTGTACGGCAATGCTGTTGCCGGACCAGTTACGATTCCTGCAGGCACAGGTGTTGGAGTGTATGCCAATGCTGATGCAGCATTACAACAACTAATAGCCAATGCCACAGTGCAGGTTTCTAACATATCCGCAACATACCCTACCCAATCAGGCGTTTTAAATTCTGACTTCAACTCGATGGCAGCAAAATTGATTTCTGAAAATACCAATCTTGCACTGGCCAGCATAGACATTGCCAATCTTGACGCATCGGGTCGCGGACCAGTCATGAGTTTTGTGCAAAATCTGCCTGACTACGGAATCAATACAGAAGCCAATGGTCCAGCACAGTTTATCGAAACAGTGGCTGATCTTACCACCCAAGGCGGACAAGCTATTGTGGCCTGCCTGAGAGAAGGACGTAATCTCTTGGTGCTAAACGGCGTGGGCATTGGGCAAGATACTGCCATACCCAGCGAGTATGCAGGCGTAGTTCCGCAGGCCAATCTCATACCATCCACCTATTCAGACGCAGAAGCAGCCAATCTAGTGGTAAAATAACCCTGGATGCATCACAATCCGCTAAGTAACTAGTGTGAATAGCACAAAAATTAATTTTAAGGAAAAACCTCATGAAGAAATATGCTTTAGTAATGGCCCTAGCATTGGCCGCCTCCCTAGCACAAGCTGACGCCACCGTTTACGGTAAAGCTCGTGTGTACCAAGAAAACACCAAGACCGGCACCGCCGAAGGTGTAACCGCGTTGACAAACGATTCCAGCCGTTTCGGTATCAAAGCCACAGAAGCACTTGCTGGCGGCATCACTGCTGGCGTTGTGCTTGAAACTGGCTACGGTGGCGACGCTCCTGCAGCAACCACACTGGGTGACCGCACTGCTGTTGTTGGCTTGTCTCACAAGTTGGGTTCCGTGGCCATGGGTCGTGACAAACACACCATTGCTCGCACACTTGACAACTATGACGCCATGGGCAATGCTTTTGGTTCCAGCACCGCAGTTATTCATGCTGCACAAGGTTCACGTTTGCAAAATGCAGTGTTCTTGACTGCCAAGCCTGTTGCTGGACTTTCTGCTACGTATGCAATTGCCAACAGTGAAGTTGCTGGTGGCACTACAGAATCACAAGCCAGCAGTGTTGAGTACACTGTAGGTGCTGTGAGCGCAACTGCTGCTCGTTTGACCACTGGTACCAACAGCTATTCAGGCATCGTTGGTGCTAGACTAGCTCTGGCATCTGGCACAAAAGTATTTGCGATGTATTCTGAAGACAAAGTATCTGGTGCATCAACCACTGGTAAATCAGTTGGTGTTAACCAGGCTGTTGGTGCAGTGACTTTGCTTGCTGGCTACGGTGAGAATGACACTGTCAAGGCCTACAATGTTGGCGCATCTTATGCACTGAGCAAGAACACTTTGGTTCATGCACGTTATGTCAAAGAAGATTCTGCAACCAATGTACAGAAATTTGGTGCTGGTCTAGAAGTCAACTTCTAAATCCTGCACTGTATAACGCAGTACAACAAAAACCCGCTGAGGCGGGTTTTCTTTTGGTTGACCAATAATACCCATGATGCTATAATACACACATGCAACCAGCTGCTGCCCGTTATGAAAAGTTCAAACGAAAGATGTTGTTGTACTATCATCGCAGCGAATTTACAGTGGTAGAATGGATTGTGTGGTTGGCTATTTTGGGTTGGTTGACCAATATTGCTCGAAATGCTATAATACACACATAGAGCAAAACAGGAGCAGAGAATGGACATTACTCAAGCTATCTCAATCTGTGAACAGTATCGCATTGATCACAGCGTCAGCGGGTTTTTGTTAGAAACTCTGGAATCCATGCTGGCTGCAAAACAACGCAACGAACTCACTGCTGAACAGCGAGTGGCCCTGCAAACAGTCATGAACAAAGGTATGAGCCTGATTGCAAAGGCTGAAAAATGAAATGGTTTGCTGAAACAACTGAATGGTCCGGTGACACGGCACCCAATCATGTGTACCTGATGGACGATGGCAAGAGCAAGATGTATGCCTATGTGAAGTTTGGCACAGGAGCAGCACACAAATTTCGTACGCCCATGCGGATTGACATCCGTGGACGCAAATTCAAAATTGTGCCTGATCAATGGAATGTTTCTGTTGACGTGGCACCACCTGCAGGTGAGACCTGGACCGTGGCCGGCAGCAAGGGTGAGGTTTATACCGTGACTCGGTTAAACGGCAACTTGAGCTGCACTTGCTCGGGATTTCGATTCCGCGGCCAGTGCAAGCACACAAAACAAAACGGTTGACCAATATTCGCCAATCTGTTATAATTAACGCTTAAACACAAAAGGAGTTTTAGATGCTTTATACTTTCGCTGGTACTTCCGTTCTCAAAGGCGCTGTCAAAGTTCGTTTTGCCAACTCAGAAGCTCGGGGCAAGCAATTGGCCAAGCTGGGCGACACTGATGTGAATATTGTGCCGTTGCCAAGTGCAATGGACAAGGCCGGTGCTGTGTGTTATCTGCAGAATCTAGCAGGCTTTGCTGACACTGATGCGGTGCGTGAAGCACTGGCAGGCGAAGTGGCAGTCAAACTCCGCCCTGCTAAAACTGCAAAAAAACATCTCACCAAAACTGTTCGTGTCAAGACTGCAAAGCCTGCTCGTGTTCGCCGCACTGAGCCAGTGGTTGTTACTCAAGCAGAAGTTGACGCCTTGATGGCAGCAGTATTTGGAGTTAGGTAACATGACCAATCGCAAAATTGACTTTGCTCAATTGGGTTTTAATCGATACCAAGTGTCAGACATGAACATTGTGATGAACCTGAAGACTCCAGAAGAAATTCAGGACTGGATGGTGGCAGTGGGTGCAGCGGATGTGGCCTATGCCATCAGTTTGCTGGAACAAGCTGCCTTGCTTGAGCTGGACAGTGCAACTGACACCATGAAACGTTTTCCCGAAGCAATGGCTGCAATTAGAAAGGTAATGTAATGGGACTGGACATGTATGCTTATGCTGCCGCCAAGGCAGCAACAAATGACGAAACTGGACAGCGTGAAATTGCCTACTGGCGTAAACATCCTAACCTGCATGGCTGGATGGAGCGACTTGCTGAATCAAAAGATTTAGAGTACGACTCATTCAACGGCGTTGAACTAGAACTCGCCTGGGAAGATCTTGAAGCTCTGGAACAGGCAGTTACTCACAAACAATTGCCTGCCACTAGCGGATTCTTTTTTGGGCAGGACAGCGACGACGAATATCGAGACAGTGATCTTGCGTTTGTCCGAGCAGCCAAAGCAGAAGTGTTTTTGGGACTAAAAGTTTTTTATAACAGTAGCTGGTAATGAATACATTGATTGATTTTAGTGAAGCCGAGGATGATTTGAGATACATGGGTATGGAAATCCCATTGCATACCCGCGAAACACTTCAAAACTATTTGATTAAGGGGTTTACGCCATGTGGGTTTTGCGAATCAATGTTAGCAAAAGATTACGACCGTGCATTGGCTGTTGCTGATACTGCCAATCGTCAAATGTTTTGGGCTATAGCAACTTGGATTAGGGAAAATGCACCCGAAGGAAGTTGGGGTAGTTATGATATAGTCAGTAACTGGTGCAATGATGTTAATGGGTCGCGCACTGAGTTTGCTATTGATGCTGAAAAAAGATTTGTTTGGAAGAAGTTAAAAGAATGAAAAAAATCTACTACGAAAAACGTGGCCGCAGATATGTTCCTGTGTCTGAGTATGACAACGATCTTGCGGATAGTTTTTCTAAAGGTACTCATCTTGTGATGGTTTACCCAGGGGGTGCTAGTCGCCGATACAACATTGACCCTAACTATGCGGCCATGATGGCGGCCAGCCGAGTAGCCGAAGAGGCTATGATTCGGGCAATGCATAAAGCCAGTGAAATGCGGCCTGTTCGCACTCCTATCACACCTGCACAACAAAAGGCATGGAAGAAATTGGCTAAAGAGTTTGGTGATGAACTTTGTACGTTGAGCGGAGCCAGTTCACACGATATTGCCGAAGCAGGTATTCGTGCCCTGCAGACGGAAGCAGACAAACTCATGACACATGCCAGTGTTCGTGCAGCCTATGAACAATTTCTATTAGTATGTGCTTTGGCCCGCCCGCAGGAGAATTAAATAATGCATGACATTGACTTTGACAACAATGAGTTTTGGAAACACGTAGTGGTAGCTGACTGGATTCGCGACCTTGAATCCAGCGACAGCCGCTTGCACAAAGAACGAGTGATTGAAAAAGCCTTGATGGCTTCAAAATTGGGCAGTGCCGGCGCACAGGGTTTTTTGTTCAACTGTTACCTGGCATACAATCCTTTCTATGTGTACAATGTTCGCCAGGTGCCGGAGACTGAGGGTCTAACCGGACAGCCCAACCCGTGGCCTATATTCTGGGGCTTGTGTGAGGACTTGAGAACTCGCGGAGTAACCGGGCATGCTGCTAGAGATCGCATTGAACAAGTGAGTGAACTGTTTGATTCGGAGCAGTGGAATGGCATGTGTAGACGAGTCTTGATCAAGGACCTGCGCTGCGGCATCAGTGAGAAAACACTCAACAAGGTTCTGGGCAAAACATCCTGGAAGATACCTACCTTTACCTGCCAGCTGGCGCAAGATTCAACTGATCGTCCGGCCAAGATGAAAGGCATCAAACGCCTGGAGGTCAAACTGGATGGTGTGCGAGTTCTGGCAGTGGTACAAGGTGCCAGTGTTACACTGTACAGCCGCAATGGCAAGCCGTTTGAAAACTTTCCGCACGTGGCCGAAGCCATTGCTGCCAACCGCAAACTGATTGGTGCGTTTGGCGGACGATATGTGCTGGACGGCGAGATTGTAGGTGCCAGCTTTCAACAACTCATGCGGCAGGCACAACGCAAAACAAATGCCGAAACCACGGACATGGTGTATCATGTGTTTGATATCATTCCACTTGACAGTTTTCAAGAAGGACACTATAATGCACAACAGAGCAAGCGACTTGATATTTTAACAGGATCTCGAGCACGGTTTGATGCTACAGATTGTCTGCGTCTCATGGACGGTATCACTGTGGATCTGGACACAGCCGAAGGGCATGACATCATGAATCGATATGCACAGGATGCTGTGGCCAACGGATTTGAAGGTATCATGATCAAGGATCTTGGCGCACCATATGAGTGCAAGCGATCTAGTTTTTGGATGAAATGGAAACCCACAATCACAGTTGATCTTAATATTGTGGGTTTTGAAGAAGGTACCGGTCGCAATCAGGGCCGGTTGGGTGCTATAATTTGTGAAGGAGTTGATGATGACCGTAGAATTTGCGTTAATGTTGGCAGTGGGTTTAGCGATACTCTTCGTGATGAGTATTGGGCCAGTCGGAATGAGCTACTTGGTGACGTGGTTGAAGTCGAAGCGGACGCAGTCACACAAAACCAAGACGGATCATACTCATTGAGATTTCCGCGCTTTGTACGCTTTCGTGGATTTGAAGCAGGAGAAAAACTATGACAGAAGTCAGCAGAATATCTGCACAAAATGCAGAAGTGTATCGACAGATGGAAATCAAAAAGGTGGACAAGCGTCACGAAGAACTTAGACTAGAAGAACGACGTGTACAGGCCGATGCCAAAGTTGATGAACAAGCAAGAATTGAAATGAATCGTAGAATGAACCGTGCGGGACAAAACATAGATAGAATGGCCTAGCCGGGTCAACCATGAACAGTAATTTTTAGGAAAAATCATGCACAAAACAGTTTACACAGAAGTTGAAGTTGATGTTAATCTTGGAGATTTTGAAACAGAGGACCTGATCGAAGAACTAGAAAGTCGTGACGAATTACCCTCGAGTCATGGCCCATATGATGCTAAAGAGCTAGTGGAACAAATCTGGATGCTTCGACGCAACGGTAAAAACTATGATGCACCATTGGATCAGTTGGTGTATGCTGTGACTGGACGCATCATTTAATCAATCATGAATAGTAATTTTTTAGGAGAAATCAAATGGCAACAGCAAAAACAGTAAATCGACTCAGCGATAAGCTGACCAAGGTAAATGAATCATACACTGTGAATCGTTATGACAACGGTTTCATGGTAGAGGCAAGTGGACGCAACAAAAAAGGTGACTATGTCACTGCCAAGATCTTGTGCAACACACTGGATGAAGTGCTGGCTCTTGTGAAAGAAGCCTGCGAGATGGACCTGGACGTTTAATATCATGATTAAACTTTGGTTAGCGTTTGCTATTATTGCTGTTCTCATACACTTTGGCATCACTGCTGTTAGAAAGATGGACGGCAAGGAACAATTAGCCTTGACAAAAAGTATAGGTTACAGTATAATTGTGTCACTGGCAGTGGTAATGGTAATGACAGTGATTGTAATTTTATTTTAAGGAAACACAATGAAGCGTATTTTAACTCTCTCTATCTTGGCTGCTGCTGTACTGGCAACAGGTTGTACTCGTATTGAAACTGGTGAAGTTGGTGTGCGAGTGGGTTTTGATAAACAGGTCCAGAGTGGTGAACTACTTCCTGGGTCTTTCAATCAATCAATCATTGGTGAGGTTCTTACGTTCCCCATCAAGGACGTAAACGTGGTGCTGGAGAATATGACTCCTGTTGCCCGAGACAACAGCACCATGAAAGACTTTGATGCAGTGGTTGTTTACAACATCAACCCCCAGCAAGTAAGTGAATTGTATGCAACCAAGAACAAGAGCTTCCATACCGAGTTCAAAGGTGATACCTATGTGATGTACAATTACATTGTGCAGAATGCTCGTAACGCTATCTACAAGGCCGCTCGTAAGTATGAGGCCCTGGACATGGCAGATGCCCGTAGCGACATGGAAACCTTTATCAAGGAAGAAATTGTTCGCAATCTTGCCGAAGAAAAACTGGACGGTAGTATCAGTATTAGTCAAGTGCTAATCCGTAATATTGTACCAGCTGACTCAGTTGTGGCCAGTGCTAACGAATTGGTCAAGGCCAAGAACGAGTTCAAGACCGAAGAAGTCAAAGTGGCCACTGCTCGCAAGCGTAATGAGTCAATGCAGGCCAACCCAATGGCAATTCCCTTGCTGATGGCCGAAGCACAAGCAGATGCCATGCGTAAGTTGCCAGATGCTATTGCCAACTTCAAAGGTCAAACCTTGGTCATCAACGGTGTTGTGACTCCCACAGTACAGACCAACAGCGCAAAATAACCCAAAGGAACTATCATGGCAGTCTGGAGATTATCAACACATTACAAAAAGTCAGCAGTTGAAAAACAGCTCTGGTACAAGGATGGTGTGACAATCAGCAAGGAAGAAGGCTATCGTTGGGGCACGTTCTATTGCGAAAGTGATGAAATGCCTGATGTTGATCTTGCCAACCCAGACGGCTACGAACTCTACGGCTATGACTGGGAACTGGACAGCCTGGATGATGGTTGCTGGAGTGACTGGACATTTCCTGAGGATATGAGCGCAGCAGAACGTGAGCAGATTGAAGCTGCCTGGGACCAGGATTTCTCAGACGGACTTGAAGCACTGGGCTGGAGTCACAATGATACTGAATACTGGTTTCATGGTCCCTTGCTTATGACCAATGAAACCACTGGTGAAGAGTTTTCAGGCCTGGCAGAAGAATCACAAGAAAAAACTGCTCAACAGTTGGCAGCCGAACTTGACGAATTGATTGCTGAAATGCCAGGCATTCCAGACTATGCTGTGAAAACACCTGCGATGACTGAGTGGTATGACAGTGATACTCTTCCTGCGCGAACAGGCAGCTACGAAGTTATCACAATGACCTGGCCGTTTGTGATGTTTGCTGACTGGAATGGACGTGCCTGGCAACGAGAAGGCTTTGCAATCAACCCCTCGGCCTGGCGTGGACTGGCCGAGGATCCTGCCAAATAATTTGACAACAGGCCACAGTGCCTGTATAATTACTGTGCATGACCAAGGAGATGGTGCTGTTCGATAGTGCGGTGGAATTCCTAGGCCCACTGCTACTGTGGCATGTGAACATAAGTCACGTAGGTTGAGACACTGTCCTTGAATAAAATCAAAACCCGGCTGGTACCTGGGGGTATGCCAATAAGGACTAACACAGTGAAAGGATATGTATATGTCTGTTGAAATTGGGGCCGCTGCGTTGAGCATGTCCGAGTCACTCAGCTCTCTTGAATCAACGCCCTTGGTCATGCACCGTATTTGGTTTGATATCTCAAGCACCGACGTCTGGTACTCAATCCAGCGTGAAGCAAAAACACTCTATGGCACAGGTTGGAAAAGCCAGTCACGAGTCAAGCGCAAACTAGACAACATCTGGGGCAATCAAACATCCTATCCAGTTTGGTTCGATGTGCCTGAACAGTCTTTTGCATCCTGGATCTCGGTAAAGTACGCTGTGAGTGCCAAGATAAAATCCGGTAAATAGTCTTATGTTTCTTAGTCTTATAACTCTAGCCGTGGCTCTGAGTCTCAGCGTTATTGCTGCCTACTACAGCATTGCCGGCCTGGCAGCTATATTTGCAGCCGCAGTGATACCCATCATGATCATGGGATCCATCCTGGAATTGGCCAAGGTGGTTGTGACCATATGGCTGCACGAGTACTGGCCACGAGCCAGATGGTTGATGAAAATATACCTGGTGTCTGCTGTGATCATGCTAATGTTGATCACCAGCATGGGCATCTTTGGTTTCTTGTCAAAAGCACACAGTGATCAGAGTCTTGTGAGTGGCGACAGTCAGGCCAAGGTTTTGATCTTTGATGAAAAAATTCGAACATCCAAAGACAACATTGACGCCAACCGTCGGGCACTTAAACAGATGGATGAAGCTGTGGACCAGGTCATGGGTCGCAGTGCCGATGAGAAAGGTGCTGAGAAAGCTGTTCAGATCCGCAGATCTCAAAATAAAGAACGTGCTCGTCTCATAGCCGAAATTGACACTGAGCAGAAAACCGTGGCCAAGCTGAACGAAGAAGCAGCACCACTCCGAGCAGAATTTCGCAAGATCGAAGCTGAAGTAGGTCCAATCAAGTACATTGCAGCCTTGATCTACGGTGACAATCCTGATGCCAATGTTCTGGAACGTGCAGTACGCTGGGTGATCATGTTGTTGGTTTGTGTATTTGATCCACTAGCTATCATGATGCTGTTGGCATCTACAGAAAGTCTCAAGTGGGCACGTGAAGGTCGCACCAGTCGAGTGCTTGAACCTGAGCCACCAGCATATGAACCTGATGATGGTCCCATTGATCCAGAAGTACTGGAACAGTTACGTGCTAGAGCACAACAAGACTTGCCCACTGGCGAACTTGTGAGCCGGCAAGAACTATTTCCTGAGAACCCGCATCCAGCCGGTTGGATGTTTGAGCCCGACCCACAGCCAGTGCCACAAGCAGCAGAAACAACACTGCCCGACGATGATGACTCCGACGAAGAAAGTCCTGAACTCAAAGCAGCCATGACACAATGGAAGGCCGAGAATCCCACAGACACACTCAAACATCAACGAAAATTATTTGACTCTGGGCAGATAGAAGAACTGCCTTGGCTAAAGTTTTTGCCATCACATGAACCTACATCTGGATTTGGAACACACCTGCCCGACACTGCTGTAAAAGGTGACAGCTATGTGTTGACCACAACGATTCCCAATGTGTTGTATAAATTCAACGGCTCCGGCTGGATCAAAGTTGACAATTCTATAAAAGACCAGTATACTTACGACATAGCATACATAGATCACTTGATTGTTCAAATTGAAAAAGGATTGTATGATCCTGAGCTTTTGAGTGACAGTGAACGTGATCAAATCGAACAACGCATACAACAACTTCCAGAATAAAATAATGATCAAAGAAACCCATTCCTCATGCAGCTTCTGTGGCAAAAATAAAGATGACGTGCGTAAACTTATTGTTGGCGAGTATGCAGGCATCTGCAACGAGTGCGTGGATTTTTGTCAGGGACTGTTGTCAACTGACGAACCAGTTGTGCCACCCGAACCACCATCAGCCAAACTAGATCCAATGATCCTGAAGAACTATCTGGATCAGTATGTGATTGGTCAGGACGCTGCCAAGATCATGATCAGTGTGGCCATTGTGAATCATTACAAACGCATCAGCAAGACCACAACTGATCCAGAAATGGACAAAGCCAACATCTTGATGTTAGGACCCACTGGCTCAGGCAAAACTTTGTTGGCCAAGTCAGTGGCACGTTATCTTGATGTGCCATTTGCCATTGCTGATGCCACAAGTATCACTGAAGCAGGATATGTGGGTGACGATGTGGAAAGTCTAATCACTAGATTGTATGCTGCATCAGGCAACGATGTGGCCAAGACACAGCAGGGTATTGTGTTTGTGGATGAGATTGACAAAATTGCTCGCAAGGGCGAAAGCTCGTCGATCACTAGAGATGTGTCAGGCGAAGGTGTACAACAGGCCCTGTTAAAAATGGTAGAAGGCACTGTGTGTCGTATTCCAGCAGCAGGTGGTGGCAGAAAGCATCCTGGTGGTGACATGATTGAAATTGACACTCGCAACATTTTGTTTATTGCTGGTGGCGCATTTGTGGGGCTAGATACCATAGTGAAAAATCGTGTGCAAGGAACCTCCATTGGCTTTAACGCCAAGGTTGCAAAAACATCTATTGATACCGATCTGGACATGACCACACCAGATGACCTGGTGAAGTTTGGCATGATTCCGGAATTTGTTGGACGTTTTCCCAACTGGGTCAGTTTGAAACAACTCAGCAAAGCGGACCTGATTAGAATTCTCACAGAGATCAAGAATAACTATGTGGATCAGTATCGTTGGCTATTTTCTGAAGATGGCGTGGACTTGACGTTTACTGTGGCGGCACTGGATGAGATTGCGGAGCGCACCTTGGTCAATCAAACTGGTGCACGTGGTCTGCACAGCGAACTAGAACGTGTGCTGTTGCCGCACATGTTTCATCTTGCACAATACCGCCAGCAAGGCATTGCTGTGCTGTCAATTGACACGGATCAGGTGGCAGAACCCGAGGAACTCCGGGTTGTAAACAGCTAAAATGTACATTGAATTTGCATGGTCAAAGGATGGTGGCGGTCAGACAGCAGCACATGCAGTGGGCACAGTTTCTAAAAAACTGGCCACCTGGGCAAACAAGTACAACGTCGAGTACAAGACAAAAATAATCAAATGCAAGTTACGAGTAACTTTTGATTTGGACGAGTATTACACATTGTTTGGGCTGACCTGGGTCTTGGACCCAAAGTACCCAAGCTGGACAAATTACCGACTGATATCTGACCTAAATAACAAAATATAATTCTGATCTGTAGTATAATAAATACTGCGGTAGATGCCCATGGTGGGGTCTACACTAGTCATCTTGCTTAATAGGAGAAAAACATGACAAAAACTCTCACCCTTCGTAGTTTCGATATTCCTGCAATTCACAAGTTTGGAATTGGATTTGATAATCTATTTGACGACCTTATGCGTGTCACACAGCATCAAGCCACTACAAACTATCCTCCCCACAATGTGATCAAAACTGGCGACGACACTGTCACCATTGAAGTTGCTGTGGCTGGATTTGCTGAAGGAGAAATTGATATCAGTCTGGATAAACGTCAGTTGGTGATCTCTGGTGCCAAAGCAACAGAACAAGATCAAGCTCACGAATATCTACATCGTGGTATTTCACAACGCGACTTTAAACAAACATTCCCACTCAGTGAGCATGTGGAAGTAAACGGCGCAAGCATCAGCAATGGTATCTTGACTGTGTATCTGGAACGCAAAGTTCCTGAGTCAGCCAAGCCTAAAAGTATTGCAATCACATACGCAGTATAATATAATTGTGTAAATACAGTGGTGGAACTGTTCCACCACTCCATAAGGAACAACATGGCAAACGCAGAAGCAGCAACTATTTCAAAAACAAAAAAAGCCATCAAGGAGCCGTCTCTTTACCGTGTGATCTATATCAATGACAGCACCACTGCCATGGAATTTGTGATAGAGAGTCTAGTGGAATTTTTTGGTTATACTGAAGAAACTGCCACAGAACTCACTGTAAGCATACATGAGCACGGATCAGCTATTGTTGCAGTGTTGCCTTATGAAATCGCCGAACAAAAAGGCGTAGAGGTTACTGAAAGTGCAAGAAAGCAGCAGTATCCATTACAGATCAAACTAGAGCCTGACGCCGAATAAGTTCGGGATCACGTTTCTACAACAATTCTTTTGGGAAAATAAGGTGCCTGTTTGTAAGGGGTGTCGCCTCGGCCCCGACAGTTGTTGACAAATCTCACCCCATTTACATTTTGATCCACGGCCCCGTGATAGTGACCAAAACACCAGGTATGTATTTTGTGCTCAGTGTCATTGGTGCGTACTAGATTCATGAGTCGATTGCCCATGTGATTAAATTGTACAGTACCGGCTAGTACAATATCATGTTGTATCAAATTTGCACCCGGTACTGTGTGCGTGACAATCACAATCTTTTTGACATCGTTGTGCGTTTGTAATTTTTGTACACTGTTGATCAGATAAGCAGCGTCAGCTCTGGCACAATTGCTAAGTTCTTCAGGGTCAATTGAGTGTCCGGGCATGAATCGTTCATACCAATCTACCATGCGTTGTTTGCCCTCGTCTCGACTGATGGATGTGTCCAGATCGTAGCCCCACCAACCATTGGTTCCTAGAATAGCCACACCGTCGATTATTATCACGTTTTCCTGGAGATAAGTCACTCTCTGCAATTTGCCTATTGTTCTGGCCAGATCGCGATAGCTTTCTCCTAGCTCATGATATCTGTATCGGTGTTCATCATTGCCGTCGATATAAAACACAGCAGCATAACAGTTTGACAGATGTTTCAGTGTGTTTCTTACTATTTTGGGATCTGGACTTATGTCACCTGCTACCACACAAACAGGACTGGTGGGCTGACCACTCCAGTTGAATTCTTCAGACCAGGTGTCCAAATGTAGATCAGAAATTAAATCAAAGGTCATGCTCATGATACATATTTAAAAGGAATTGACATGCACATAATATTTGGAGAAGAGATTGGCCAAGCCGCCGCAGAAAAGTACATTGTTCTGGAACTGGATACATTTGAGATCAAAGGAAAAGAATCTCCAATGACTGCATACGCTCTTGTAGAGCATGTGCCATTACAGGACATGCCCACAATGAATCACTTTCATGATCTGCACACCAATCTCATGGTTGAATACCGCAAACGCAACTGGAAGTATTGTGAAGACGCCATGGAACATTTACAGGGCAAATGGAATGGAGACTTGGACACTTTTTATACCGAGTTGAACACCCGTATTCAACGGCTAAAGACCGAATCATTACCCGACCACTGGTCCGGAACTGTTCTTAAGAGCTAGGTAATTCAATACCTGATCTATTTCTTTTTGTGAACGAGTATCGTTGATTCCCAAGATACGATCTAGTTCTTGAAATTTCTTCCAGTGTTTTCCGGTACAATGTTGATTGACAGTAATTATGGCTTGATTCATATTGTCAACATATTCTTGTACTATGCTGGCTTGCCAGGCAGCTGAAAAAAATCTCTGCTTGTTTCTCTCAGCAATTTTGTGCAGTTGATTCCATAGTATGATTTTATCCGCTGGACACATGGCAGCAATCCTGGTGATTTCCTGAATCACAGCGGCCAATCTAGCCACCGGATCTGTTTCAAGATCATAAGACTCATCAATAAGATCTCCAAAGGTCTCAAATCCGTAACTGCGCAAATATTCTAAGCTACCGGTAGTGGCAACCAGCATAAAGGGTTTGCCACACGCAATAGGGCGCAGCGCCTTTTCTGTGAGATGCAATCGTGAATCATCAAACAAGGTTTCCAGCACAATTTCCATGCCTGTTTGAGCATAATCCTGATTGTTGTAATCGGCACTGGCATGAGAATTATGTGTGTTTGCAGGCAATACTGTTTCTAGATTTGCATTAGTGATTGCCAAATTGGAATTCTCAAACTTGTGTTGACTATAGTGCATGTCTGAATCCACAGGTGCAAAACTGGTGCGGCAATATTCCACTAAACCTGCTTTAATCAATTGATCAGCAAATGCTAGTCTATATTCTCTAGTACCTGACCAAGCACGATTGTATATTAAAAAATCTTGCATAAACGTGGCGGTATTATATTGCAACACAGGATCATGCGCAGCATATCTAAACCAATCAGCTGCAATCACAGCATGACTCCAGTAGTACACAGGTAAGAATCCATGTTGGAGGTAGATATCTGCCTCTGAGCTATTTTTTTCCGAATGCACAAGCAAAACATAATCATACAGACTGGTATGAATTGATCCTTTAAGGTGCCGTGATTTTTGGTACTCAATATATTTGTCTTCTAAATATAAAGAATTCGATTGGTGTTTGTCCACACATAGTCGAGCAAAATCATCTAGATTCCAATAACAAAAATTCAGCGGCTCCTGGTCATGAAAAATTGTTGGTGGCCTGGTCATCATTTTAGACCAATCTACGTATGAATATAACGGCGTTAGATCTTCAAGTTTTTTTGAGCCATGTGGCCAAAAGCGATAAATTGTTATATCATGATTGACAACGTCATGCAAAAAGTTGTATAATCTATCTAAAGGAACTGACATATATGAAGAATATTGGATTTATTGGAATTGGAAAATTGGGCCTGGACTGTGCAGAAGTTTTTGCTGAACAGCACACAGTACGGGGATATGATATTTACCCGCGAATCAGTGACTCAGTGAAAGTTTGTGACATAGACGAACTTGTGAATCAAAGCGAGTGGATCTTTATTGCTGTGCCAACTCCACACCAGGAAGGTTACGATGGATCTGTTCCAAGCAGCCATATGAAACCCAAAGACTTTGGTCACGATGCTGTGATTGACGCTATCAAGAACATAAACAAATATGCAACTAGTCCAAAAAAGATTGTGTTGATCAGTACAGTATTGCCCGGGACCACACGCCGCAAGTTTTTCCCACTGCTGGATCCACAGCATCAGTTCCTGTATAACCCTTATCTAATTGCCATGGGATCGGTCAAATGGGACATGGTCAACCCAGAAATGGTCATGATTGGCACCGAAGATGGCAACCCCAATGCTCTAGCAGGCGAACTGATTGATCTGTACAAGACTATTATGGCAAACAATCCACGCTACGAAATTGGCACCTGGGACGAATGCGAAGCCATTAAAATTTTCTACAACACATTCATCAGTGCCAAAGTTGGTCTGGTCAACATGATTCAGGACTTTGCTCTACGTATTGGACACATCAATGTTGATGTGGTCACAGATGCCTTGGCTCGTAGTACCATGCGTATCATGGGACCCAAGTACATGACAGCGGGCATGGGCGATGCAGGTGCTTGTCATCCACGTGATAACATTGCTCTGCGTTGGTTAGCAGAAGAATACAACATTGGCTACGATTTGTTTGATACTGTGATGCATGCTAGAGAAATACAAGCCAAAAACTTGGCTCAGTTCCTGATTGATCAAGCTGCATTGCACAGTCTGCCTGTGGTGATTCATGGCAAAGCATACAAGCCAGACGTTCCTTATTGCATTGGCAGTTACAGTACCCTGGTTGGATTTTATCTAGAACAAGCAGGGCACCAAGTGGTCTATATTGATCCTCTTGCAGATGATCGAACCCACGTGGTTGACAGTGTGGATTACCCTGCGGTGTTTCTTTGGGCACACAATCGCAAAATCACGTATGAATACACTGGCGACCAATTGGATACCCAACCCTACTGTGCTATCAAACCGGGCAGCATTATTGTTGATCCTTGGCGCAAACTGACTTCAACTGCGGAGTACGAAGTCGTTCACTATGGCAACACTCGACCAAAATAACATCTGGGTCCAGGGGCATATAGATGTTACCTGGGGTCTACAACATCGTGAGCTTGTCTATATAAACGAACAGTTCAATGATCGAGAAAGTCTAGCAGAATGGCGTCAGCTGGGATATACGCAAAGTAAATTTACCGGGGACATGTATGACATGCGTTTCCCTGAGCCTGTCTGGATGCAATCTATCTGTGACAAGTTTCCTTGGACCAAGCTAGGATGGAGTGTGTATTGTATGTCGCCAGGTACAGTATTACCAGCACACAGAGACAGCTACAACAGATTCAAACTCATACACGGGCTTGAATCAACACAGTCAGTGGTTCGTACCATTGTGTTCTTAGAAGACTGGGACAGTGGGCATTACCTGGAAATGAACGGTGCTCCTATTACCAATTGGCGTGCTGGTGATTGGGTCAGCTGGCGCGATGATTTCTTACACCTGGCCGCCAACGTTGGCAAAACTGATCGCTATACTCTACAATTAACCGGGACCGCATGAAAATTTTCAGTCACGATGAATACAGTACACTCAAGAGCATAGTGGTCGGCGACGCTAGTCATGCAAACTGGCCTGTCAACGATCCGGTGTTTAGCTCAGAAGCAGAGCGTACACTCTGGAAAGAAACACCTCTACCTGCTGGTCCTGTGCCACAATGGATCATAGACGAAGCCAATCAAGACCTGCAAACGCTGGCAGACACGTTGACAGCACACGGTGTTGAAGTAGTACGTCCGGATCCACTGAATTTTCAGGTCCACGATGGCCTCTACAACTACTGTCCGCGTGATAGACTAATTGTGCATGGGTCAATTGTGGTCGATCCTGCCATGATGTATCCTTGTAGAGATATGGAACTACAGTGTTATCATGATATTTTACAAGCAGCAGATCAAGTTATCACAATGCCACGAGCTGCAGGCATGGTTCTAGACGCTGCTAATATTTTGCGTGTGACACAACACAAGTGGTTGTTTCTTGAATCAGCCTCAGGCAATCGAGCAGCATACGAATGGTTGTGCAATCAGTTTCCTGATGTGGATATTGAACTGTGCAACTTCTATGCTGGTGTGCATATTGATTCGACTATTGTGGCCTTGAATGCAGAACAATTTGTTGTGAATGGCAGCAGGCTAGATCGGAATAGAAAAGATCTACCACGACATCTCAAGGGCAAAGAGATATTTTTTGTTGACGAAGTGGTGGCACAAGGATTCTATCAATATCCGTATGCTTCAAAATGGATTGGACTCAACATGTTGAGCATTGATCCTCATACAGTCATAGTTGATGCCAAACAACAAGCCATGATACAGGCTCTGGAACAGGGCATGGGCATGACAGTTATTCCGCTAGAACTGCGTCACAGCAGAACGCTGGGCGGCGGTTTTCATTGTGTGACTCTAGATCTGCATAGAGAGCCATGAATATAGCCTGGCTGTTGGCTGAAAATACTCTGTTGCCGCCGGGTCAGGACACACAACCCATGCGTGACATTGCACCCATCTGGGGCAGCTGGCGCACTCAACGAGCATATCAAACTGACAATGTGGTGTGCTGGGATGCCGACCAAGCAGCGGTGTTGATCGAGCAAGGCTACGCTGATGTATGCAATCTTTACATTCCAGAAACTGTTTATGAAACTCTGCACAAACCGCCGCGTGTTAATGTGTTTGGCGGAGCATTTGATTTTGTTGTGGATTCTGTGGATGACATTGTGGCTGCTCATTTATCGGCCAGTGTGGCAGATGTCATAATCATGGTGGGGTTTGACCTGGAATCCAAACCCAACGCAAAGGTCAGCCGAAACAACTATATTGGATTGTTAGCGCAGTCGATTCGTGACAGCGGAAAACAGTGGGTGATAGTGGATCATCCAAAAAATCTTGACGAGCCTATCCAAAAACTCTCCAATATCACTAGAGATTTATTACCAAATGTGTTACAATTACTGAACAACAACAGTGATTGATATGACTATACCCCAAATTGGTTTTTGTTGCAAATGGCTCAATGATCCGTCCGAATGCGGCGGCATGAAAGTCAATGCTGTGGACCGTGAACTAAACGGCCGATCAACCACCATGCGCTGGCTTCGAGAGCACAAGGATGAAGCTGAACAGCGGCAATGGGACATAATGAATCACAATGCCACAGCAGCAGTTCGCATGATTGAACGAGTGGCTACCCTGCCTGAAGGTCGTAGAATGGTACGGCTGGGTTCAGAAATGCTGCAAGGCTATACTGAACCTTCATGGATCGACTGGTGGCAGCGCAAAGAGATACAAGATCACTGTGAACGGATCTTTGCTCCTGTGGGCGAAACTGCCCGCAGACTGGGTGTGCGACTCAGCTTCCATCCCGGACAGTTTTGTGTGCTGGCCAGCGAGCATGACGTGATTGTGGAACGCAGTATCCTGGAATTTGAGTATCATGCAGACATGGCCCGCTGGATGGGCTATGGAAAAAGTTGGCATGACTCGGGATTCAAGATAAATGTACATTTAAGTGGCAAAGGTGGTGTCACTAAATTCCTAAAGACCTTGGGTCGCCTCAGTTCCGAGGCCAGGAATCTTATCTCCATCGAAAATGACGAAATGACAAATGGCATCGATTCTACTTTACTTGTGGCTGAGCATGTGGCTCTTGTGCTGGACATACACCATCACTGGATCAACTCCGGAGAATACATCACGCCTGCGGACCCTCGTGCGCAACGGGTTGTTGAGTCTTGGCGTGGTGTTCGTCCTGCTCTTCACTACAGTGTTAGCCGTGAAGATATTTTGGTGGGTCACGATCACCGAGTTCGACCCGATCTTGCTGGACTACTTGCAGCAGGTTTTAAAAAGCAGAAGCTCCGGGCACACAGCGATATGATGTGGAACACTGCCTGCAATGAATGGGCCCTGACATTTGGTGATCAGTGGGATATTCAGTGTGAGGCCAAGGGCAAGAATCTTGCCAGTGAGCAGGTGTACAATCAGCGACTGGCCCAGACATGAACGATATACTACCCAACATTTTTTCTTGGATACGAGATGACTATAAAACTTACCCTGTGCGTTTTGCAGTTGAGATTGTGGCTTGGGCAGTGTCTATTGGCTGCTCGATCACAATGGCGATCACCGTCCCAAACCCTCCGTTGTTGTACATGTATCCTATCTGGATCACTGGTTGTGCCATGTATGCTTGGGCTAGTTATACTAGGAAATCTTTTGGTATGCTGGCTAACTACATCCTGTTGGTGAGCATAGACATGGTGGGACTGGTTCGCATGATTCTGCAAATTGTGTAACAAAATTGTAACATTTTAGTCATTAAATAAATGTACTAACAAGGAGTCAAGATGAAAAAATTATTAGCTATTCTATTATCAGTTGTTGCAGTTTCTGCAACAGCACAAGAAGTTACAGGAGCCGGTGCAACATTTCCGGCTCCGTTGTATTCAAAGTGGGCTAGTGACTACAACCGCGTGACCAACATCAAAATCAACTATCAGTCAGTTGGCTCAGGTGCAGGTATCAAACAGATTGAAGCCAAGACAGTCACGTTTGGTGCAAGTGATATGCCACTCACAGATGATCGACTAAAAGATCTGGGACTATTCCAGTTCCCCACAGCAATTGGCGGCGTGGTTCCTGTGATCAACGTCAAGGGCATCGAACCTGGACAAATGAAACTCACAGGCACATTGCTTGCTGATATCTTTCTAGGCAAAATTACTCGCTGGGATGACGCTGCTATCCGGGCACTAAACCCCTCATTAGCATTACCTGACCAAGCAATCACTGTGGTTCGCAGAGCAGATGGATCAGGAACTACATTTATCTGGACCAACTATCTCAGCAAGGTATCTAAAGAATTCAAAGACACCATTGGTGAAGGCACAGCAGTCAACTGGAAAGTTGGAGCAGGCGGCAAAGGCAACGAAGGTGTTGCTGCCATGGTTAGACAACTTCCAGGAACACTGGGCTATGTTGAATTTGCTTATGTAAAACAAACCAAGATGAACTGGGTCAATGTACAGAACGCTGCTGGCACCTGGGTGGCACCCACAGAAGAATCATTCAAGGCAGCTGCCGCAAATGCTGACTGGAACCGAACATACTTTCAGATTCTAACCAATCAAGCAGGCAAAGAAGCATGGCCCATCTCAGGTGCTACATTTATCCTAGTGTATTTGAAACCCGAAGATGCTGCTAAATCCAAAACTGCTATTGCTTTCTTTGACTGGGCATTTGCCAGTGGAGATCGAGCAGCAGATGACCTAGACTATGTGGCATTGCCTTTAGCAGTGAAGAACAAGATTCGTGCAGACTGGAAACGGTTGGCACTACACTAAACCGACCGCAAGATTGAGCGGAGGCTGGAACTCGTAACCAGCACTAAGGGCCCCAAGGGCTCTTTTTTATTGGCAATTATTTCACTAACGGTATAAATAGTTTTCAAGGATGGGCAACTTATGAAACAATCAAAATTGATCACAAAATTATACCGAGCCTGCGTTGACCACGATGACAAGAAGATTCAACAACTTCGTCAAGAAGAATATCGAAAAATTCTGAAACACAAGGCTGCTGGCAAGGCATTTACTGCCCGATGGACTCTGGTACAGATATAGTGTAACACAACTGTAACATTATTGGGGCGAACTTCTGCTTAAATACCCCATGCAGAAAACTTATCGCAGTATCTTTATCTCAGATGTACATCTTGGTACCAGAGACTGCCAAGCAGAGAAACTCAACAACTTTCTAAAAAACAACACCTGCGAGACCCTGTATCTTGTGGGAGACATAATAGATGCCTGGCGCATACAACAAAACAAGTGGCGTTGGAAACAGAGCCATACCAACGTGGTACGCAGAGTGCTAGGTCATGCCAAGCGTGGTACTAGAGTTGTGTATGTGGCCGGCAACCATGACGAATTTCTAAGGCCCATGATACCATATGGATTTAGTTTCGGACATGTTGAAATACACAATCAGATAGAACACATAGGTGCAGATGGCAATCATTATCTGGTGGTGCATGGTGACTTGTTTGATGGCATCACCAGACTGGCGCCCTGGATAGCATTTCTTGGAGATCGAGCATATGATATCATTCTTTCTGTCAACAGCAAGTTCAATTGGATACGTCGCCGTATGGGTTTTGGGTACTTTAGCCTTAGCAAGTTTCTTAAGCACAAGGTCAAAAAAGCAGTAGACTTCATGTTCAAGTTTGAAGAAAATCTAGCAGGCTACTGCAAGAAGCGTGGCTTTGATGGAGTCATCTGTGGACACATACACCACGCAGAGATCAAAGAGATCAACGGAGTTACATACATGAATGATGGCGACTGGGTTGAATCATGCACAGCCCTGGTAGAACATCATGATGGTGCATGGGAAATAGTTACTTGGACCCGGGAGACAGACCATGAAAATCAGTGACAAAATCACTATAGTAGTGCCTTGCAAGAATGAAGAGGCATATATTCATCATTTGCTAGATGCTTTGCGAGCACAGAACATAGGTGATACTAGAGTTATCATTGCTGACTGTTCAACTGATACAACTAGACAAGTTATACAGGACAACAGTTGGGAATTGAATGTTGAAATAATCGACGGCGGTCCTGTGTCTATGGCCAAGAACAACGGAGCACGACTAGCCACTACCCCATACATCTTGTTCATTGATGCTGATGTGCGTTTTTTCAAATACGATGTGATCCGTGATGCTGTGGATAAAATTGAATCTATGAACCTGGATCTTGTGGGTCTGAACATCAAGTGTTATGATCAAGACCTTAGAGCAAAAGAAGGATTTGTTGTGTTCAACACCATAAATCATGCGCTGAAATATTTCTCTCCTTTTGCAGTTGGAGCGTTCATGCTCACACGTAGAGATCGGTTTGAAGAATATGGCGGTTTCCCTGAAAACTTTTCCACCAGCGAAGATTACTTTTTGTCCAGAAAATACAGCCCTCGAAAGTTTAGAATCATCCGACACCACCTTGGACAGGATAGTCGTAGATTCAAAAAGATGGGCTACATGGGCATGGCCAAGTACCTTGTGAAAAACTTTGTGAATCGCAACAACAAACAATACTGGGACAGCCTAGACAACAGCAAGTACTGGAGTTGAAATTGAGTATTGTTTAGCGATTTTGCAGCTAAATAGCTCTATGAGAGCAAACGAATTTCTTAATGAAGGTACCGCACATCCAGTTATTGTAGTGGATGTGCAACCCGAGTATTCAGGCATGCATGATGGGGATGAAAGTGCTGTTTTTCCGCAAATTATAAACTTTGTCAACAAGCAAACTGGCCCTGTGTTGATGTTTGTCAATGCAGAAGATCAAGGACTCAGTGGTGATACTGTGGCTGCGATTCAAACATACTGGGAAGATACCATTGATCCAGACTGGTACGACAACAACCCTGATGTTAATCCCATTAACTGGAGCCGCTTTCAAATAGTGGACAAAGGCTATGGATACTTCCGTGGATGGATGGATGCTGGTATAGAACCGGCTACTATTATTGCTACCATACGTGAGTTATATCAACAACACAAAAGCGACAGCAGAGAATTGCAGTTTCCTCCATTCAACAAACGCACGCCACAGCAGTCCTTGATCCAGGGTGCTATGGAAGAATTAAATGATGAACCTCTGACAGTAAACTGGACTAGTGTGGCACAATTAAAACGATTTAGTGGTGCTTACCTGGTAGGCGGTGCTAGAGATCAATGTTTACGAGAAGTTGAATTGTTGATGAATGCGTTTAATATTCGTTACAAACGCATAGACAGTTTGGTGTACACATGAGAGCACAAGAATTCCTAGCAGAAGCAGCCACCGCAGTGGTGTACCATTATGCAGGTATAGGTGCAGCAGCCAAAATACTCACCAGCGGTGTATTTCAACTCAGCAGCGTGACCGGCAACAAGAGTGAAGAAATGTATGCTCCCCCGGGATATCTTTATTTTTTAAGTACCACACGCAGTCGAGTGGGCGACTATCATAGATATGTTGGCACAGGCGGTGTGATGTTTGTGATCGACGGCACCTGGTTGAATCGCAACTACAAGACTCGACCTATGGACTACTGGGAACGTGCGTGGTTGCACAGCGACGGTGCTAGAAGTCGCGAAAGCGAAGACCGTGTGTTTAGTCGTGAGCCCGAAATCTCAATTGAAGGTGTGACAGCGGTACATGTGCTGCTGAAAGAACAAAGTGAATATCGCAGCCCTGAAGCCAGAACAGTGTTGATTGCTGCAAAGAAGCGTGGTATCCCTGCGTATTTTTACACAGACGAAACTGCCTGGCGTCTGCAAGACACACGCAAGACGGTGAGCCCAGCCTCAGCAGCGGCCGTACTCAAGGGCGCACAACCCAGGGGTGTTACACCCAGCAGGCCACCAACTATGTATCTGGAACCGTGGCTGGAACTGATCTACAAAAACAACAAGTCAGAATTGTCTCCACGTGCAGAAAAACTACGACATGATCTGGTGTACTATGGATCAAGATATCCTGATGAGGATAGCGGACTGGGAGTGGACATGGGCAATGCTCGCAAGCCCAACAGTTCAGACTATCCCACAGCAGTCAAGATCAACAACTACATGCGTAAGAACAAATTCCCAACCACTGTTGCACTCAAAAATGCCATGGTGGACAAGTGGGACAAGATCAACACACCCACGGTACAATCGTGAGATAACCCCTTGCGGGGTTATCAAAAGTTCAGTTGATAATTAGACTGGCTTTTTGGCAGCAGGCTTTTTTGCAGCTGGCTTTTTGGGCTTGGGAGCAGCTTTCTTTGCAGCCGCTGGTTCAGCAACTATTGGCGCAGTGACTGGTGCAACTTCGGCGTGTGTCCATGGTGCTTCTATCTTGTACGGTGCCTGGGCTTCTGGAGCAGGTTTGCCCAGAAAGAATTGTTTGATTTTTGTAAACATAAGTTCTCCTATGAAATATTTACCAACGTTCATTGTATAACAAACTTATTTGATTTTTGTCGATTTTCAGTAAAAGTTGTTACTCGTAAATTATGTTCTACATGCAGTCCGCACACTAATTTATTAGTCAATGGCACAATGTGATCAACTTCGTGTTTTACACCAGTTGAAATAGTTAATCCTGCCGCTTCTTCATATATTGATCGAATTGCTGTTTTATTTGCCCAAGCTGGCATAGCGTTTTTAGTTCTTTTTTGTTTTTCAATTGACCATTGGCGATGGTATGCAACAATTTCTTCTTTTGATCGGTCGGGCTCATTAAGTGTCCCCCATCTCATTTTTGCAGAATACCTAGCCTGATGACTTGTACAGCAGCAGTTACGCCGCCAATTAGAAAAAGGTTTATTACATTCGGGCAATGCACAGTGTTGAATTTCAGGAAGGGCATTGTTTAATGTCATACTTTATTTACCCAAATTGGCATAATACCGCCGTAAAATGTTGCCCTGCAGCAATTTGTCATATATAATAGCATGCTAGGATGCTGCATAGGGCGGGTCCGGCTAGTAAATTTTGTCTAAAGGAAAAATTATGTTTACATCAGAAGCAATCATCGACGCCGTACAAAACGGTAAAAAAACTTTCGTCAACACATTCGTCACAAACGAAGCTGTGAAAGAAGCCATGGTCAACTTTGTTGACACTCAAGCTGAATACACCAAAAAAGCAGTCAAGGTTGGTCAAGACACTGCCGC